CTCAAACATGCCAAAACTCTCGAACCTGACACTAACCCTAACAAAAGGACTGTCTAATGCCCTACGATCCACGCAAGGAACTAAAGCGGGTTACTGACTATTACAACCAGGACCCTTTACAAAAGCGTTTCTCCGCTATCATCTCAGGTGACATCGGTGCTGGTAAAACCTACCTCCTAAGCACTGCACGCTTCCCTGTACACATTGACTCCTTCGATCCAGGCGGTACAAAGTGCCTAACTCCATGGATAAAGAAGGGTGACATAGTTGCCGATACCCGCTGGGAAAACGAAGATCCTTACGCACCTACCTCCTATGCACAATGGGAGAGGGACACGGAAGTTCGTATTAAAACTGGATACTTCGATATGTTTGGCACTTACGCCCTCGACCTCTCAATGTTCTCTGATGCAGTCATGAACTACCAACAAAACCTTGCCGGCAGAGCTGGTGAGGTCCCTATGCACCGGCGTGACTATAACCCTCAGAAAACTATCATCGTTAACAAGCTCAAACGTCTCATGTCCCTCAAGTGCGACTTCTTCCTCCTCGCTCACCTCCGTGAACATGAGGAATCTTCCACCGACTCTAAAGGAAACATCATAAAGAGCTACCGCTACCGCTTGAACATAACTGGCAACGCAGTACTTACAATTCCTCTACAATTCGACGAACTGTACGTACTGCTCGGAACGGGTTCTCCTGTAAAGCGCGAAATGCTTATTGAGTCTCAAGGCAAGTACATCGCCCGCTCACGACTCAAAAGTATGGGAAAGCTGGAAAATAAAGAGGAACCCAATATTAAGAAACTTCTTAAAAAGATCGGTCTTGACTGGGGGGACAAGCCGAAATTGGATTTTTCAACAGACTAACTATTAATCAACCACTAAACTAAAGGAGTTTAAAATGTCAGAATCTACAAAGACCTACCTTATCCACCATAAAGACGGCTCAAAGAGAAGAATCACTGTGCCTGAATCCTGGAAGGTTACTTTTGGCCCCGCCACAAGAGGGAACAGAGATAAACACTCTAACCTCAAAATGCCGATGGCTCTCCGTTTCTATGAGTCAGACGCAAAGCAACGGGCTATCTTTACTGATGTAGTATCTTTCCGTGATACTTCTATTAAGATTGAGGAACTTAAAGAAGAAGTCCAAGAAAAAGATGGCTACATGGAGTGTGATGGTGTAAAGAAGCGTACTACATTCCAGGCAAAAGTCAGAACATGGGTAAATCCAGATGAAGAATCTGATGAGCTGCCCAAACTCCCTGATGATACATCTATGTTTGATCTTTAACCCTAACCTTAACCCTTAACAAGACAATTAAATTATTTAATCTACTAAACAAAGGAGCTTAACCATGTCTTTAACTGACTATTCCGACCTCGAACAAGAAATCAAGAACGCCCCAGAACCCAAAGTACTTCCTGCAGGTAGCGAAGTCTACGCCCGCATCATATCTGTCCGCTCAGGCGTATCTGACAAGAACGACTGCGCCTGGCACATGCCGGTCTTTGACGTACCTGACGACCCTATGGTCATTGAGTTTAACAAGTTCATGTGGGAACTGGACCGGGAAAAACTTGATCCCAAACAGTTTGCCCGTGCACTGAATGACTTCCAGAAATTCGCCGAGTGCTTCGGTCTCGACTACTCCAGGCCCTTCTCCTGGGAAGACGACCTGGTTGGCCTGGAAGGGTGGGTCATTCTTGGTATCCAGAAAGATGACGAGTATGGAGACAAGAACACGATCAAGAAATTCGTACTGCGGAAGTAACCACTGTCATGTACTGGATAATCCAACAACTCCAGGTTAAGCCGAAAGACCTGGACTATCATACGGAAAGCCTCCGGAACCGCACTGTTCTGGCCAGTGTATGGACCTTGGCTTGAGTAAAACTTTCGGCTGACTACCTCGGTAGGGTGTGCTGACTAAATGTTAACGCACTCTATCGGGATTTCCTAAGGAGTTAAAATGATAAAGTCTGACCCTTCAACCCAAAGGAAGCTACGCAAATGGGATAGATACTTTCACAATATATGCTTATCCGTAGCGAAGAAGTCCCCTTGCCTGTCACGCAGTATCGGTGCCATTCTCGTGCGTGACCATTCTATTATATCAACCGGCTATAACGGCCCACCTCGGGGCATTCCTCACTGCGGGCACGAGCGTATACTCGAAGATAACGTAATCTACCATGAACTCCAGGGTGTGATGAAAACTATGTCACGTAAGGAAGTTGGTGATAGATGTCCTCGTCAGCTTATACCCAACTACACCTCCGGCCAAAGGATGGAACTTTGCCCTGCTCAGCATGCGGAAGAGAATGCAGTGTCTAATGCGGCACGAGTGGGTGTAATTACCTATGGCGCTACCCTTTACATGACAAGCATAATCCCATGTGCTAAGTGCTTCGGTACTCTCATCAACGCTGGGATAAGTGAAATCGTTATAGAGGAAAAACGCTACTACGACGAACACACTGAATACCTCTTAACCCACTCTAACATCAAAGTAAGGGAGTTTAACTTATGAAAAACATACTCATCCTAGGCATTGACGGCTATATCGGCTTCCCTCTTGCCCTTCATCTACTTAAAAAAGGCTACAACGTCTCCGGCGTGGACAACTATTCACGACGTGAAAGGGTGGACGAAGTCGACTCCAACTCCTTAACCCCAATCGCTTACGTCCATGAGAGAAAATCAACCCTTGAATCCTACTCCAACTTCGGTAGCTGGACTCACTACGATCTACACTCAGACCACTTTTACGTCAGGAAGATGCTTGAAACTATCCAACCTGACGCTATCATCCACCTTGCAGAAATGCCCAGTGCTCCGTGGTCTATGCAAAGTGCACACTTTTGCAATACCACTCAGTACGAAAACGTCCTAAGCACTCTCAACATCCTCTGGGATATGCACGAGGTTTGCCCTAACGCTCATCTTATCAAACTCGGTACTATGGGCGAATACGGCGTGCCAGATTGTGATATACCTGAAGGGGAGATTCCAGAGGAATGTTTAGGAAGAGATATGCCAGAAGGTATGACCTGTCCTATGGCCTTCCTACCTTTCCCTCGCTCCCCTAACTCCTTCTACCATCTCTCCAAAGTTCACGATACTCACAATATTATCTTCGCTTGCCGTAACTGGGGCCTCACCTCCACTGACATCATGCAAGGAGTAGTCTTCGGCATCACAGACACTGAGCAACAACTCCTAACCCGTCTCGACTATGACGAGCACTTCGGCACAGTAATCAACCGCTTCCTTGCACAATCTCTAATCAATCACCCTCTTACTGTCTACGGTAAAGGTGAGCAAACTCGTGGATATCTCCCGCTCAAAGACTCCATCCAATGCTTAAATATCGCCATAGACAATCCACCCCCTGCTGGCACTTATCGTACTCTCAACCAGTTTGAGCGTATCTACTCAATCAACGAACTTGCAAACATGGTAGCTAAGTCCGCCCGTAAAGCTGGCTTCACCCCAAGCATCCAACACATCCCTAACCCTCGGAAAGAAGCTGAGTCGCACTACTACAACCCTGCTCACCAGCGCTTGTTTGAACTTGGATATAAACCAACTACCGACATCCAAGGTGAGCTTGACAGCCTTGTCGAGACCCTCTACCCTTACCGTAACAGGATAATCAAATCTGCAATAATGCCCAAGACGAAGTGGGTATAGTCAATTAAATAATTTAATCCTCTGGAGGCAACTATGAATGAGTTTATATACAGGCTAATAGGAAAAGTCCCAGGTTTATTACCTGGGAAGTATGATTGTGGCTTATAAAACTTGAGACTAAGCAAACTAAAAAAGGTATTGAGACAGTGATAACCTTAAAAGTACTTAGGCTTAAGAAATAATTTAATCAACTAATGGAGAATATTTTGAATAAGAGAAAGCTAAAATTTGTCTGGACTTGTTCAGACTATTGTCATCATCAACATAGATATAAACTAACAGCTACTATCTGTGGCTGGATACAATATATTTATAGGAGGTATATAAATGGGTGAGGAATACAAACCTAGATTCAGCTTCGAAATCTCTGAAGAACAAAAGTTCAAAGCTGACTCTCTAATCAACGTTCACGGAATTAGACGAGCACTCTTCTCTATCATCCTAGATGACGTGCTCGACTTAATCGACACTCACGGTAATGCCGTAGTTGGCATCATCCTAGATGGCCAAGCCAAGCCACGG